GAAGCAGTGTTTGGCCAAAGCTTGCGGCCAGCGTATCCACACTCATTTTGGCGAGCCGCAGCTGGTTTGCCCAACTGTCCGACGTGCGCGCGAAGTCGCCCTGCGCGTCCGCGGTAGTGCTCAGCAGGTAATTGTATCGCAATGTAACTTTCGAGGCTTCGGACATCTTCTCATACGCCGTGGTGATACCCTGCGACATTGCAAACGCTTCAAGGTTCGCCACGGACATGTTAATGCCCAGCTGCTTCAGCGGCTCGGTCTCGCCGGATATGCCGCTGCGTATTTTCTCCCATGCGACATCGTGATCAAGGTTGTAAAACGACGCGAAATCGCCCGCAAGCCCGGCAAGGTTCTCGGACATGTCGATCTGCGCTTCGCCCACGACGCCCATGCTTTTAAGCATCGCGCCCATGGTGCCCGTCCACTGTTTTGCCTGCAGCTCCGATATGCCAAAGGCGGAAGTGGCGGTTTTCGCCCACTCGTTGATCTTCTCTGCGCCATCGCCAAAGGTTACGTCGACGACATTCTGCACCTCTTCGAGGCTGGATGCCAGCTCAATGCCTCTTTTTGCGAAACTTATGAGCGCAGCGCCGGCGGCCGCAAGCGCCGTGGCAATAGCTGCGCCGATCGCTTTTGCGATGCCGCCCAGTTTGCTGCCCCAGCTTCTTACCTTGCCCTCGGCCTCATTATTAGCCGCGTCAAGGCCGGAAGTATCGCCCTTGTATTTAAATACGACCTTACCGTCTTCCGACACCGCTCACACCTCTCTTTTGCGCCAATCCAATTAGGCCCTCGGCAAAACGCGCCGAGTCTGAGTACCAGCCCTGCTTTGCTTCATCTTCGCCCAGTTGGATTGCGTAATAAGCCTTCAGCTCCATCAGCTTCGCGATCTGTTTCCCGTTATGCGGCGTGGGTTCCGGCAGATCACGTTTTCGGATGTCTATAACTTCGCGAATCTTTGTGTCGTCTGGCAGCCCCTGAAAAAGGGCGATAAAATGGCGCCAATCAAGACGCCCTCTTTGTTTTGTGAGATCAAGGCCATACGCCTGCCGAAAAGCCGCGTAGATCAGCGGTGCATCCTGGTTAAAGTCCAAAGCGCGCGGCTCTTTTGAGCGTTGCGGCTTCGCGCCCTCGTTGATAAACTCATCCGTAATGCGCGTAAACAGCGCCTCCAGTTTATCCATTGGAAGCCGCCCGGCACTTCGCCCGGCCAGCAGCTCAACGGCAAGTTGCAAGCGCTGCACAGGAGTAAAAAGAGGCTCGCGAAGGACATCAAACGTGCGCAGCACATTATCAAACGCCAGATGCAGCCGGTATTTTCGTCCCTCAAAATAAATGCGCTTTTCCGGTACGCGTGTAAGATTCATCTCTTAAACAGCCGCGATTTCAGCCCGGCCTTGCGGTATGTTTCGCGAGTCCGCTGTTGCATGTCTATCGCAGCTTTTTTGATCAGGGGCAAAAGCACATTGACAAGATACGGCGTAATATGCACGCCCATCTCCATAACCCGCCCTTCGTAAAACGTAACGATCTTTTCCGTGTTTTCATTGCCAAGCAGCAGCCCCGTAATTGCGGTAAGCGCTTTGCCGTATTGCTCGATTGCCGCTTTTGCTTCCGCTTCGCCCTGCGCGCCGCGCACGGCGTTCCGCGCTTTCATGAACTCCGCGACGGCCGCGTTGTACTCCCGGGCGATATCCTCCGGGATGATCACGATATCCAGTACTTCCTCGCCCAGCTTCAGCTGCTCTTTGATAACTTCCTTCCGTTTCAGTTCATACATGATTTTTCCTCCCAATCAAAAGAGGAGCGGTTTCCTGCCCGCTCCTCGTATAATCCTGCGCGCCTTACTCCGTAGCCGCGGTGACGGTCGCTTTGCCCGCTTTGCGCGCCTTGCTGGTCGACGTGACGACCTCCGCGATAACGATCTCCTGCCCAGTCTCGGCGGTAATCTCCGCACTGCCGTTCCAGCTGGTCCAGCCAGTGGTAAGCGCCGCATCGTACAGCGGTAGGTCAACGCTGTTACCCACCTTGTACTTGTAGCTGTTCGCCTCTTCCTTTTCCGGGTTGACGTAGATCGCCGTATCCCCCGCGGAGCTTCCCGCTACGCTGACCACCTTGAGAGGCTCAAGATAGGTGTCCGTCAGCAGTATAGGCGCGCCGTTGCCGTGTATCGCCAAGCTGATATTGGCAGGCTTGTTCGCGTCACCGCCGGACTGCGTGATATTCGCGAGGGTAATCCCCCACTCCACAAGTGCGACGCCGCTTCTGGATACGCGCAGCGTGGTTTTGCGGGAGGCCCCGAACGCATAGCGCACATTGTCGCTGAAGATATAGTCCTGCGCGAGGTCGCCAATCACGCGCACACCGGTGAGTGTTGCAGTGTACTGCCCGCCGGTCACATCCGTGCTGCCCCAGCCCCCGTTACCGAAATGCGCCGCCTGATAAAGCACTTCGTTGAGCGCTTCGGAGAGATTCGAAAACCCCGCCTCAAGCGCCGCCCACGTCGCGGACGATTCCAACGGGGTAATATCGATCTCCAGCTTGTACAAATAGTTTAAAACCGGATCCATTTAATGATCACGCTCCCTTTACGTAAAATTTAACGGCCAGAATACTGCCGTACAGCCATTGTTTGCTGCCGCTCGTTTCGCGGTCGAGATAGTTTGGCGGCGTAGAGGTTTCAATGCTGAGTATCTTCCATCCTGCGCCCTCCGGATACGCTGTCAGCGTTGAGAGCGAGCGGTGAACATTCGACATGGACGGCAGCAGCGTCCCGAGGTTGCTGTGCTTGCCGTTCAGCACCACGCTGACATCGTATACCCCGCCGCGGTCAAAATGGCGCTCCGCCACATAGCCCGGCCCCGGGTACATCGCAAGCCCATTTTCCTGCGGCATTGCGCCGTGATCGATCGCCGTATACGGGGCGGCATACGCCAAAGCCAGTGTCCGCACCGCCTGGAAAACCTCATCGTACATCACATCACCCCCGCCCCGTGCACATGCGCCATGATGCGGTCATACTTCGCGCGATTCGCGGCATACCCGCGGTGCGCCCACATCAGTGTCGCGTTCGGGTTATTATCCTTGGAAGGCGTCCCGGTGTAATAGACTTTTTTGGCATACGGCGTGTCCCACACAAGTTCACCCTCTTCCGGGCGGCTCGCCCTGATTGAAGAGCGTACCATCTCACTGCTATCCTTGCGTGCGTAATAATTCGCATCTTTTAGCGCCTCATTGGCCACCGCCGTAATGCCCTTCTTAGTGTCCGCCTCAATCCGCGCCATGAGCTTCACCGTGTCAAATTCCACATGGACGGTAAATCCTTCGCTCATTCGAGTTCCACCTCGCAGTGATGGGGCCGCGTAGCGTCATATATGGGATCCACGCCGCCGACTACGGTATATTTCGTGCCGCCCGGCTTTTCAATCTGGTCACCTATGGCGAACGTCGTACCTGCGGGCCCGCTGTTCCGGCAGTCAAAAAACATGATCGCGGATAGCTTTATCTCTTTGTTGTCTTTTGTCGTGATCAGCTTAGATGACGGCTCAAAACGCACATACGTCAGCGCCCGGCTCGATGCGTGAGACATGCCGCCCCAGCCGTCATCCGTCTGCGCCCCGTAGCCCTGCGTGGCGCTGTGCGGCAGCAGGGACCTTGGTATCTGCATCATACCGGCGTCACACCCCTGTAAAGCAGCCCTGTGGGCCACAGGTAGCCATTAACCAGCGGCGACACTGGGACCCCGTTCACAGTCTGCCGCGGTTTTGCCATTGAGTAGCTGAATTTGCCCACGGACGCACTTTGCACGTCGGAGCCCGACATGCCGATCACTGCATCCACACCGCCCTGCGCGTACATCATCTGCAGCTGCGCGCAGACGGCTTTTTTCACTGCCGCCTGCGTCGTTGCCGCGTAAGTGCTGAGACCCCCGGCAAGCACAATGCGCTGAGAAGTCAGTTCGTCGATTACTTCGCTTGCCCGTTCTGCCAACTCCGCGAATTCCGTGTCGGGGATTGTCGTGCTGGCTGAATAAGCTGTAAAGTCGCTCTTGGCAATGTACATGCCGGTTGCCTCCTTTGCTCTTAATACGCGGAACCGAGCGCAACCCTGCGCCAGTTGGCACCGGTTACAGTGTTCGCCGCAATGGCAACATACAGGTACGTCGCATCAACGTACGTCTGCCACTGCACGCCCACCGTGCCGGCTGCTCCACCCGATAGCGCCGTGGCCGCGCCAGCCCACGCACCATTTGCCATGCTCTTTGCAAGGGCAATGCTGTTGCCCGCCGTGCCACTCTCTTTTGCCGTTACGACGACTGTGTCGCCCGCGCCATCTGCAGCATCAACGTTTTCATCGTTATCCGTAATCGCACCGACGAGTGCGGTTACGGCAGCAGGAGCTAGGCAATCCGCGCCGGTTGCAAGGGCCGCGGCGCTGAATGCGTTAGTTCCAGCGGTAAACGTTTCAGTTGTGTCGATGCTATTGCCCGCCGTGCCGCCCGCGAGCGCGGTTATCGCCGCGACATCATCGGCAAAAGCACCGCACGTTACCAGCGGGTGCGGGTCGTTATGCCCGTCAGTACCGTTGATCGCCGCCACAATGTTCGCCTGGCACGCCGCAAGATCCGCACCGCGAGCCACGTCCCCCTGCCCATTTGCGCTGGAAGTCGGGACGATGGTATACGTGTTATCCTCGATGATAAACGTATCCCCAAGCGCGGGATGGGTGTCCACGGTAAGGTTGTTCGTTGCTTTCGTGGTATCGCTTTCGATATCAACGGCAATCTCGCCTTCCGCAACCTCCTGCGCAGCGTCCGCAGCAAACCTATAAACTTGCCCGCCGAGCGTCACGGTTTCACCGTGCTTTACGACGCCGGATATAGTGAGTGTTTTTGTCGCCTTGGCCGCGTTGGTCGGAGAGCCGGCGGCAAGTTCAATCTCGCCCGGCTGGAGCGCGGTATCCGCTTTCGCAATTTTCGCCAAAAGCGTTTCGTCAAGCTTCGCTTCAGTCACCGAGCCGTCGGCGACTGAAGCTTCACCAGGCGCGTAGTTTTCCGCGAGGTGCTGAAATACCGCAGCGACCGTATCGCCTGGGATGTCTTCCGAAGTGTCGAGCAGCACCTGCGCAAACGCCTTTAAGCCATTAATAAGCTCCATTCATTCCACCGCCTTACGAGCTGGCCGGCAACGTGACCGCCACAGCAACGCCCGAGCTCGCCACCGTAACGCTCCCGGATACGGTCGTGTAATCGGACTTCTTAGCCGTGTACGAATACGTACCTGCGCGGAGGTTAAACACCGCAACGCCGCTGGCATTGGTCTTTTTGCGCGCGCCGTTCACGTTGACGTATGCGTCTGCGACCGCTGCGGCTACACTGTCAGACACCGTAAACGTCACGGCCTGCGTGGTTACCGGCGAGGCGGGTTCGAGATACGCAAACGGGCAGCTGATACGGTCGACGTCCAGCCGGGTGGCAGGATTCGGCATCGCCCAGCCCATACGGAACACGACGCGCAGTGCGATCATGTCCTGCTGAGCGAGGTTGAACACGATCTCCGCCGTATCCGGATCCTGAATGACCGCCTGATCGAGGATCTTTGTCGTGATGTCCTGCCGGATCGCGTAAACCGCTTTGCCGAAAGAACCCGCGACAAGCTGCGCGATCGAAGCATCGAAAGATCCGTTGTCGGAGAAATACAACGGCGTGCCGTCAAGCGAGTACTGCGTTGGGCCCTGCATGTCATTCTTAAACAGCGGATGCCCGAGGTCGTCACGCACGCCGCGCAGCTTCGCCTTGAACGTGGGAGCTGCGATCGCACCGCTAACCGTATAGCCGTACTCTTCGACTTTGTTGAATACGCCATTTTCAGCCATAAGCACGCCGTACAAGTCCGCGGCGTTCGTTACGTTGTTCCCCGCCTGACGCGCAAGCGTGATGATGTCAGCCTGCCAACTCGACGGCCTGCCGACACCAAAGATGCAGGCGCTATCCACGCGCTGGCCTATCGCTTCCACCACGCGAGGGGTGACCTCACCCATGATGTCATAATTGACATCATCGAGCACCGCTTCGGGGATCGGCACAATGACCGCCAGCTCTTCGGCCGTGAGGTATACCTTGTCCCACTCCTGCTTGCTGGTCGTTTTCCGCCCGGTATCGCCGTTTACCCAGTAGGCCAGCGGGAGGAAATCGAGCACGCGGATGCGCGTCTGCTTGCTGGTCATATTGGGCAGCTTCTTGGCGAGCGCCATAAATTGCGACGCCTTGGGCGTGTCCTGAAATATTGCGGGTGTGATCTGCTCCTGGATAAGAGCCTCCACCGCATCTCTGTTAATCTGGGGCATAATTATTCACCTTTCCCGAACAGGGCTCGCAGCCCTTCGTTCGCTTTTGATTTTGCTGTGTCGTCGTCCTTTACCGCCCCCGGTGTGGGGCCAACTGTGCGCTGCACACGCTCAGCCTCAAAGAGATACGCTTGCTCTTTGTCAGCCTTAAGCCCGGTCAGAGCATCCTCGATGTCTTTCTCTCGGTTTTTGCTGGCCTTCAGAGCGTTGACTTTATCCGTGCCGAGAACCGCGACAACCGCGTCATGGTTCCGGGCATGCACCTTTGCCGCGGCAGATTTCAGAGCGGCGTTGAAATCCCGCTCATCAAGCTTTGCCGCGTAGTCAGTATCCTTGGCCTTAAGGTCGTCGGTAAGTTGTTTCACCTTACCTTGTAAGTCCTTTACATCAACCCCCTCAAAGCTTTTGAGTGTATCCTGTGCTGTTTTGAGGGTGTCCTGCGTCGTTTTCAGCTCACCTTTGACCTTCTCAACATCCTTGCCGTTTTCGGCCATGACCTTATCGATAGCTTCATCAGCAACACCGAGATCCTTCAGAAATTTTCTCTCCACGTGTACCTCCTGCGGATACGCATTTTTTATACGAGGTCGCGCCTCAGTCCGCTCTGCCGATTACGCGCGCAGTCCGCGAATTTTGGATATAAAAACAGCGCCTGTTAAGACGCTGAGTTTATCGCTTAGGTTATGCCCCTGTTGTTTTCGCCGCCCAGGATGCCAGCGAAGCCTCCGCGCGGCCAAAGCCGTACACCTGCTGCCGGTCTGCGCGTCGTGTTCGTCCTGTCCGTTCGAGGAATCCGGACAGCTTAGCCTCGTTCTCTTTAAGCTTGAGCTGCGCGGTAAGCACTGTCTGTTGATCACCTATCGCCTGCGCTGTAAGGACACGCCGTTTTTGCTGCCGGATATCCCGCTCGAAAGCACGCTGCTCCTGAGACTCCTTGTAAACGCGCTCGTTCTCCTCGATGTCGTACGGCTTATGCGTCTGCTCGCTTAGCCCCTCAAAGAACGGATAAAAATCGTGGCGACATGCTACTCCCTTAAGCCCTTCCACTGTCCCGTAGCCCGTGGACGATTTGAAATCAGCATAGCCGTTTTTAGCACCGTTCAAGCAGTACACCTTACCTTGCCATACCGCGTGCGAAGGCCGCGCCCCCATGTGGCTTGAGACTTCAACGAATTCATTTCCCCACTCAGCCGCCCGCTGCAGCTGTATTTTCCCGGCTGTCTGGCTCGTACTGGTTAAGACACTCCGGCGTATAGCCGTATCAACATGATAGTTTACCGTACGTCCGAGTTTATCCGTATAGGTCACGCCGGTAATGCCTTTATCCGCCAAATCACGGACCGCTGTCCGGATTGCGTCAGTGTAACTGCGTACGCCGAGGCTGGTTTCAAGATACGCCTGGTTGACAATATCGGTAAAAGCCTTCTGCGCGCTTTGTAGACAAGTCGTATTGACCAGGTTGAATACCTGCTTGGCGTTGCCGACCGCCGCGCTTAGGATTTGCTGTATGGCTGCAGACGCCCGCGCAGGTCCGGCAGCCACCGGCAGCAATTTTTTATCGAACGCTTTAGTGTAAAGCTTTTCGTCCATCTCGATTGCTTTGTACCCGGCTTCCGCCAACAGCTTCGCAATTTCCTTTTCTGTCTTGCCCGAATAGCGCGCAATAACGGCGACGTTCTCTTGGTGCAGCGCGCCGAGCTGGTTCAGCTTCTCTGTTTGCCACGCCGTCATGCCCGAGATGGGCACGCTTTCAGTCACGGAGAACCTGGACGCCACATTGAGAAGCAAATCGCTTTCGATTTTTTCATAGATACCCAGTAGTGCCTCCGCAAGATTCTCCATCTGGGCCGGTGTAAGCATCAGGCACCACCACCGAAGAGATCAGGCACTACCGGCTCCGGGGGCTTCCGTTCCCGAATTTCTTTTACAAGATCAATAGCGGCGTCCTTTTTCATGCCGTACACATCGACAAAATACTGCACGTCGTCGATGATATTTGCCTGCCGTTCGAGCATTTTACGGTTGGCCAGCGCGTTGGCGTCTGTGATAATGCTATCGTCCCATGTGAATGTGGTTTCGTAGCTGCCGGGCTTTTTCTTCAACCAAAACGCGATCGCGCCCACGAGATCGCGCAGCGCGCTTTCAAGTGCCTTTTGAATATCGGTAACCGTCGCATACGAACGCTGCTTGCCCGCCCGGACTTCCTCCGCCGTTTTATCGGTTGTTTGAGGGTCTGAAAGCGTACCGTACGCGAGCCCGCACTCAAACTCAATGCGTTTTAGCTGCGCCTGATATCCACCTTTAATGGCTTCGAATCGGATATCGGGCAAAAATTCATCCAGCAACGGCTTGTCTGCCGCACC